GCTAATGGAGACTGGGGACAGTCTGGAATCGGAACTTCTTTCGACCTTATCAAGCAGACACTTCCAATCAAGACGAACGAGACTCCTCTTGGACGTGAGATCATCGGTACAACAAAGGGTGCAACTACTAAGTACGCCATACAAGGTGGTACAGATGGTTACTCCTTAGCACGTGGAGAGATCCTTGGTGCATTCGACCTTGTTGCTGACAAGGAAACTATTGATGTTGACTACATCCTAATGGGTCCATCGATGGCTGACACCAGCGACACTGTTGCAAAAGCACAGAAGATCATCGACATCGCTGCAACTCGTAAAGATTGTATGGCATTCGTTTCACCATCACGTCTCGATGTGATTGGACAGAGCGATACCAACGTAATCGTGAATCGTACTATTGATTTCTACGATCAATTATCAAGCACATCATACGCTGTATTTGATAACAACTACAAGTACATTTACGATAAGTATAACGACAAGTATCGTTATATCGCTTGTAACGCTGACCTTGCAGGTCTAACACTAAGTACAACTCTGAATTCAGAAGCTTGGTTCTCACCTGCTGGATTTAATAGAGGTCAGTTACGCAACGCAATTAAACTAGCATACTCTCCTCTCAAGGATCACAGAGACCGTCTCTATGCTGCACGAATCAACCCAGTAGTATCCTTCCCTGGCGAAGGCATCGTACTATTCGGTGACAAGACTGCACTTTCATACCAATCTGCATTCGATCGTATTAACGTTCGTCGCTTATTCTTGGTACTTGAGGATGCTATCTCAGAAGCAGCAAAGACACAACTATTCGAATTGAACGACGAGTTTACTCGTGCTTCATTCAAGAATATTGTTGAACCATTCTTACGTAGTGTACAGTCACGTCGTGGTGTGGTTGACTTCTTGGTTGTTTGCGATAGTAGCAACAACCCACCTGAAGCAATTGATCGTGGCGAATTCTTTGCGGAGATTTTCGTGAAGCCCACGAGGTCGATCAATTACATCACCCTTACATTCACTGCAACTAGAACAGGTTCTAGTTTCGCTGAAGTAACTAACTGATTCAAGAGAACAACTTAAGGAGAACAAAAAATGTCAGAACAACAACCAGGACAGGTAGAACAATCGGCGGTAAGAGCCCCGATTTTCTCCTTCCGTGATCAGGTTAGGGACTTTGCCCGTCCCAATCTGTTCCAGTGCGAAATATATGCACCTCCTGTATTACAAGACGGAGTATCACCTCAATCAGGTGGTGTCTCTGGATCTAGTGCAGAAGGAACAGAAAACGCTGCTGGTGGATCTCAACTTAATGCAGCAGAAGCATCTGCTTTTGGTACCTTCCTTGTGAAGGCAGCAAACATTCCAGCATCTACTGTTGGAGTTGTTGAGGTTCCTTACCGTGGACGTATGCTCAAGATCGCTGGAGATCGTAACTTTGAACCTTGGACTGTAACCGTACTTAACGACCAGTCATTTAAGTTCAGAGCATTCTTCGAGTCTTGGTCAACCAATATCCAAGCACTACAACAGAACTTCCAGAACTCTAACACCATCGCTGATTATCAAGCTATGGCTAAGGTTAGACAGATGGATAGAAAGGGTAAGATCATTCGTACATACAAGTTCGAAGGTATCTGGCCATCAAATATCAGTGCTATTGATCTTGACTGGGGTAACAATGATACACCAGAAGAGTACACTGTAGAGTTCCAAGTTCAGTACTGGACTTACGATACAGACATCAACACTGGAAACAGCGGTACGTAAACTCGCTAAATAGTAGGTCAGACAACACGAGATAGATGTCACAACTTTTTGGTTATTCTCTTGAACGAGCCAAGAAGGGTCAGGGAACTGGCCCTTCTTTCGTGCGTAAAGAGTCAGATGATGCGGCTACACCAGTCGCAGGTGGTGGTTACTTTGGAACTGCCATTGATCTTGATGGAACATTTAAGGATGAGAATGATCTCATTCGTCGTTATCGTTCTATGTCCATTCATCCTGAATGTGATAGAGCTATCGATGATGTAGTTAATGAAGCAATCGCTGGAGATATCGATGATACTCCTGTGGATGTGGAACTGTCTAACCTTAAGGTTGGCAGTGGAATTAAGAAACAGATTCGGGAAGAGTTTAAAAACGTCCTGCGTCTTATGGATTTTGATAAGACAGCGTATGATATTTTCAGACGTTGGTATATAGATGGAAAATTATATTACCATAAGGTTATTGATATTAAGAACCCTCGTGGTGGTATCACAGAATTAAGGTATGTGGATCCTCGTAAGATTCGCAAAGTCGTGGAGATGGAGAACACCAAGGATAGACAGATCCTTGATCCACGAACAATGGAAGCTCAGTTAGCACCTAAGACTGCTGAGTATTACGTGTACAATCCCAAGGGGATGCGTGCAGGTATGGAGACTTCTGGTATGAAGATTGCACCTGATGCAATCGCTTTCTGCCATAGTGGTTTGAAAGATATGAACAAGAATGTGATTATGTCACATTTACACAAAGCAATTAAAGCACTTAACCAGCTGAGGATGATTGAAGACTCGCTGGTTATCTATCGTTTAAGCCGTGCACCAGAACGTCGTATATTCTATATCGATGTTGGTAATCTTCCTAAGCAAAAAGCAGAGCAATACCTCAGAGAGGTTATGTCTCGCTATAGGAATAAGTTAGTATACAATGCTGACACTGGTGAGATCAGAGATGATCGTAAGTTTATGAGTATGCTTGAAGACTTCTGGTTACCTCGTAGAGAAGGTGGCAGAGGTACTGAGATCACAACTCTCCCAGGTGGACAGAATCTAGGTGAACTAGAAGACGTAAAGTATTTCCAGAAGAAACTTTATCGTGCTCTTAATGTTCCTGAGTCTCGTCTGGAATCAGATTCAACATTTAATTTAGGTCGTGCTGCTGAGATTACTCGCGACGAAATTAAATTCCAAAAGTTTGTCACTAGGTTAAGGAAGAAGTTCAGTTCATTATTCCACGACCTACTTAAGACACAATTAGTTCTGAAAGGTATCTGCTCAATCGAAGATTGGGAAGATATGTCAGAGCATATACAGTATGACTTCATTGCTGACAACTACTTCGCTGAACTGAAGGAGAAGGAGATGCTCACTGAGCGTCTAAACTTAGTCACTGCAATGGATCCTTATGCTGGTCGTTACTTCTCACTTGAATACATCCGTCGTCAAATACTAAGACATACTGATGCAGAAATGAATGAGATTGATGAGCAGATAGAACAAGAGATTGCGGATGGGAAGATCCCAGATCCTGCAACGATTGATCCTGCTACAGGTATGCCACTAGAAGATCCTGCTATGGCTGAAGGCGAAATGTCTGAGGAAGAGCAGCCTATGGGTATAGAACAAGTCGAACCTGCTGACTATAAACGCGGGGAATTCTAAATAATAAGATGAGGACTTGATTATGCCTAGCATACCAGCGACTGAAATTATTAACAAACTATTTTCTGATAAAAAAGATCTTAGTACTGAAGTTAATGATGCAATGATGGCCCTGACCCAAGATGCACTAGATGCAAAACGTCAGGATATTGCTAAGAGTTGGTTGGAAGACCAACCCGAAGATGAAGTAACTACTGAACCAGAGGAGACAACCAATGAGACTGATAACGGAACAGATTGATGACATACAAGTTTTAGAAGAAGAAACTAAAACTGGTAAGAAGAATCTGTATATCGAAGGAACGTTTCTCCAAGGCGAAATTAAAAATCGCAATGGAAGGATGTACCCTATGGAAACTCTATCTAGAGAAGTCAATAAATATAATGAGTCATTCATCAAGTCAGGCAGAGCATTAGGAGAGTTGGGTCACCCCGAAGGTCCTACTGTCAACCTTGATAGAGTATCTCACCTTATTACTTCATTAGTACAAGAAGGTAGCAACTTCAAAGGAAGAGCACGTATACTAGATACCCCAATGGGTAATATAGCTCGTAGTCTTTTAGGTGAAGGAGTCAAGTTAGGGGTATCTTCTCGCGGAATAGGATCCCTTAAAGTTAACAAGGAAGGTGTAAATGTTGTCGCTGATGACTTTATGCTTGCCACTGCTGCTGATATAGTGGCAGATCCCAGTGCACCAGACGCTTTTGTCGAAGGCATTATGGAAGGAAAGGAGTGGGTTTGGGAAGGAAATATCCTGAAAGAACGTGAACTCCGCGCTTTGGAGCAACAATTTGATAACGCTCCAAATAAAAAAGTAATCGAAGAGATGAAAATCTCCGCGTTTGAGAATTTCTTAAACTCTCTTTAGATTATAAATATTTTTTAGATTAAATCCAGTAAGAAATTTATTAACGGAGACAAACTAATGTCGGATGAAACAGTAAAGGCATCTGAAGAACAAACCCAAGAGGTCACCGAAGCTAAGTTCGACGGTGCCGTTGCTGATGGTTCTTCACTCGGATCAGTCGAAGTTCTAGGTGGACCTACACCTCAGAACTCTAAGCCTGATGACGATAGCAACAAGCTTAAGACACCTAGTCAAACACAAGCAGCTTCCCCTAAGACAAAACCATCTGCTGCAAGCAGCAAGAAGGCTGAGTCTGTAGAGGCAGAAAATGCTGACGGTGAAAACTTAATTGAGATAGATGTATCTCAAGACGTTGCTGCCCTCACAGAGGGAGAAGAACTCTCCGAAGAGTTCAAGAATAAAGCAGCAACAATCTTCGAAGCTGCCGTCGTCTCACGCCTCAACGAGGAACTTGAGAGAGTACACGAAGAGTACGCCAAGGGACTTGCCGAAGAGGTAGAAGGAGTTAAGACCGAACTAGCCGAAAAGGTAGATGAGTATCTTACTTATGCCGTTCAAGGTTGGTTAGATAGTAACAAGTTAGCAGTTGAAACTGGTCTCAAAGCAGAGATCGCTGAGAACGTTGTTGCAGGTCTCAAAAAAGTATTCGTCGAGAACCACATTGAGGTTCCCGAAGAAAAAACTGATCTCGTACATAGTATGGCATCAGAACTTGATTCAATGGAAGCAAAACTCAACGAGCAAATTGAAAAGAATGTTGGCCTCAGCACCAGTGTTGCAGGTTACGTTAAGAATGGGATTGTGAGCGAGATTTCTGAAGGATTAGCATCTACTGAAAAGGAGAAGCTAGCAAGTCTTTCTGAAGGGGTTGAGTTTGAAGATGAAGAGTCATTCCGCAGCAAGGTAGAAACTCTGAAGGAGTCGTACTTCTCCAGCAAGCCTGCTAAAGCAGACGTAGAAACCGTTGCAGAAGACGTACAACCAGTTGTGGACAGTGAAATCACAGAGTCTATGTCACGTTACGTAGATGCTCTGAAGCGTTTCAAAGCCTAAATGACTAATTGATTAATTAACCAAATTTTCCAAGGAGAAAAAAGCAATGTTCAATTCTGAACAGTTGCAGGAAAAGTGGAACCCCGTTCTCGATTGTGATGGTCTTGATTCAATCAAAGACAATTACAAGAAAGCGGTCACCGCAGTCCTGCTCGAAAACCAAGAAAAGTTTTTAAGAGAAGAAGCTGGAGTTCTTACAGAAGCAGCTCCAACAGTTAGCACAGGATCAACCTCATCCGTTGCAGGTTTCAGTGCTAGTGCTACAGCAACAGGTCCTTCTGCTGGTTTCGACCCAGTATTGATTAGCCTGATTCGCCGTTCAATGCCTAAGCTAATTGCTTATGACATTGCTGGTGTTCAGCCTATGACAGGTCCTACAGGTCTGATCTTCGCAATGCGCTCACGCTATGGTACTAACCGTACTGCTGGTGCTGAGTCATTCTTCAACGAAGCAGACTCACAGTTCTCTGGTACTGACGCAGCTCAGACCAGTGGATTCGGTTCACAAGGTTCTGCACAAGCAGGAAGCAACCCAGGTGTTCTTAACGATAGTGGTACATACACTAACGGTACTGGAATGCGTACAGACGAGTCTGAGACTCTAGGTACTGGGTCTAACGCTTTCGCTGAAATGAACTTCAGCATTGAGAAAGTAACGGTGACTGCGAAGTCTCGTGCTTTGAAAGCTGAGTACAGTTTAGAGCTTGCTCAAGACCTTAAGGCAGTTCACGGTTTAGACGCTGAGTCTGAACTAGCAAACATCCTCTCAACTGAGGTACTTGCTGAAATCAACCGTGAAGTTGTTCGTACTGTATACAAGGTTGCAAGACCTGGTGCTCAGAACAACACTGCAACTGCTGGAACCTTCGACCTCGACGTTGACTCCAACGGTAGATGGTCTGTTGAGAAATTCAAAGGTCTCTTATTCCAGATTGAAAGAGATATGAACGCGATCGGGCACGAAACTCGTCGTGGAAAAGGTAACATCTTGATCTGCTCTGCTGACGTTGCATCTGCATTGTCAATGGCTGGCGTTCTTGATTACACACCTGCTCTTTCTGGCAACAGTAACTTACTTCCTGATGACAACAGCAGCACACTTGCTGGAACTCTAAACGGACGTATCAAGGTTTACGTTGACCCATACTCTGCTAACGTTAGTGATTCTCACTTCTATGTTGGTGGTTACAAAGGTGGTTCTGCATATGATGCAGGAATATTCTACTGCCCATACGTTCCTCTACAGATG